CCACTAAACCATCAAAATTAAAAAAAGGATCTAAAGCTGCAAAAAGACGTAAGTCATTTTGTGCTAGAATGAAGGGTATGAAGAAGAGATTAACTTCAGCTAAGACTGCCAGGGATCCAAATAGCAGAATTAATAAATCTTTAAGAAAGTGGAATTGCTAATGTTAGATAGATTAATATATAACTTTTTTGCTGGTCTTGACAATATTGCGTTAAAATTAGATAATGTATTTTATGCGGGATACAAAATTATTAGAAACCTTTTCAGTAAAAAAAGAAGAGGAAAAAAAACAAAAAAATCTGTTTAAAAACCTTCGTAAAGAAGTTGAGACAGGTGCGAACGGAACACAAGATTACATTATTAAGAAAGGTATAAATAAAGGTAAAAAAGCAAATGGACGAACTAACATTAATAACTAAGATACAGAGAGAACTGAAAGAACAATATCAACAAATTGGTGATGCTATGATTTCTGGTAGTGTTGACAATATGGAAAAATATAAGTATATGATGGGACAGGCACATGCCTATTATAAAATATCACAGGATATCTCTAACCTGCTAAACAAGAAGGAGCAAAATGACGAAAAAGGAACAGTTATCAAATTCGGAGAACCCAAAGATTAAATATGCTTTGGCGGACAAATACGAAGAAGAAAATAAAAAGATCGAAGATAAAGAACAAAAAACTTACGAACGATTAAAAACAAAAGAATCAGATAAATTACCTCAACCCACTGGTTGGAGAATGTTACTTCTCCCTTTCAAGATGAAAGAAAAAACTAAAGGTGGATTAATTCTTGGACAAGAAACTTTAGAAAAACAACAAGTTGCATCTCAATGTGGTTTGGTTTTAGCAATGGGACCTCATTGTTATGACAAAGAAAAATTTCCTGAAGGACCTTGGTGCAAGAAGGGTGATTGGGTTGTCTTTGCAAGATATGCAGGAAGCCGTATACAAATTGACGGGGGTGAAGTTAGATTGCTAAATGATGATGAAGTGTTAGCTACAATCGATAACCCCGAAGATATACTTCATCAATATTAATAACATAGGAGGAAACTATGCCAGACACTGAAGAAGTGAAAAAAACAGTTGATATCGATACCTCTGGTCCAGCAATGGATGTCGATGTACCTGAAGAAAAAGATCAAGCAGAGATTGAGCAGCCGGAAATAAAAGAAGAACCGACTGTAAGACCTGTGGTAGATGAAAAAGTACCAGAGGATCAAACTTACGAAAATGAAAGAGAAGTCAAACTTGACGACAAGAAAGATAATAAAGAAGAATTAGAACAATATAGTGAAAGTGTACAAAAGAGAATAGCAAAACTAACTAAAAAGTGGAGAGAAGCTGAACGTCAAAAAGATGAAGCTTTAACTTATGCTGAACGTGTCATTAAAGACAAAAAAGAAGCAGAAGATAAACTTAAAAAGATAGAACCTAACTTTCTTTCTGTCACTGAACAAAGTATCGAATCAGGTATTGAAGCAGCAAAAGCAAAACTTGCAGCAGCTAGAGAAGCAAATGATCTAGGAGCTGAAGCAGAAGCTATGGCAGCTATATCCGAGTTTGGATACAAAAAAGCTAAATTGACTGAAACAAAAGCAGCTCAAGAAGCTTATGAAAAACAAAAAGCGGAGAAAAAACCTGCACCTGAAGTTAATTTAAGACAGCAAGCAGCGCAAGGAACACCTGATCCTAAAGCTGAAGCATGGAGTGAAAAAAATCCATGGTTTGGTCAAGATTCAGCTATGACTTACACAGCTTTTGATCTTCATAAAAAACTTACAGAAGTGGAAGGTTTTGACCCACAATCTGACGAGTATTATTCTGAAATAGACAAAAGAATAAGACTTGAATTTCCCCACAAATTTGGTAGAACAAATACAACGGGAGAAGAAACACGACCTGCTCCGGTACAACAAGTAGCTTCAGCGAAGCGAAGTACCAAATCTGGTCGCAAAACTGTGAGGCTCACACCATCACAGGTTACAATCGCTAAGAAATTAGGTGTGCCACTCGAAGAGTATGCGAAACAATTAAATATCACGAAGGAGGGATAAGCATATGGAAAATACAATAGATAAGAAGACCTCACGTGCGAGTCAAACTAGAGAAAAAACAGCTCATAAAAAAGTTTGGACTCCACCATCACCTTTAGATTCACCACCTGCTCCATCAGGTTTTAGACATAGATGGATTAGAGCTGAGTCAATGGGATTTCAAGATACGAAAAATGTATCTGCCTCGTTAAGAGAAGGATACGAATTAGTTCGTGCCGATGAATACCCAGATTCACAATTTCCAGTCATTGAAGACGGGAAATATTCAGGAGTGATCGGAGTTGGCGGCCTACTGCTCGCTAGGATACCTGAAGAGGTTATTAAGCAGAGACAAGAATATTATGCTTCACAGCATAATGAAAAAGTCAAAGCAATGGATAATGATCTGATGAAGGAAGAGCACCCAAGTATGCCTATCGATATTGATAGACAGACTCGTGTAACTTTTGGTGGCTCAAAGAAATCTTAAAAAATTTCCTAACCATTAAAGTTCATTTAACCCGTACTGGAGGCTCGCAAGGGCAGGTACATTTATAAGGAGGCCTCTATGGCAAATAAAAACGAACCTTTCGGTCTAAGAGCGATCGGAAAAGTTGGTCAAAATAGAGACAACCAAGGTTTAAGTGAATATAGTATCGCTGCAAACTATGCGACTACTATCTATTTTCAAGATGCTGTAAAACCAGTAGCTGGCGGAACTATTGAACAAGCCGCAGCTGGTGACAGATTACTTGGATCACTTAATGGCGTTTTCTACACAGACCCAAATACAAGTAAACCTACGTTTGCTAACCACTATGCACAAGTTAACGCTTCTGACATAGTAGCATTCGTAAGTGATGACCCTTATGAAAGATTCGAAATCCAAACTGATATATCAACTGCTTCAGCGCAGACTGATGTATTCATGAATGCGGATATCGTTGTTTCAGCAGGTGTTGCAGCAAACTTTGTGTCTAACTCAATGTTAGATGATGGTACGCTATCAACAGCAAGTGGTCAGTTAAAAATCATAGGTCCATCAACTAACATAGACAATAGCGATATTGCATCTGGTTATGTTAATTGGGTAGTGATGATTAACGAACACATATACAACTCTGCTACGGCAGGAATATAATAGTTAGAATAGGAGAAAAAACATGGCTATATCACGAGGACAACTAGTTAAAGAACTAGAACCAGGCCTGAATGCACTATTCGGACTGGAATATAAACGTTATGAGAATCAGCATGCTGAGATCTACACAACAGAAACTTCAGACAGAGCGTTTGAAGAAGAAGTTATGTTATCTGGTTTTGCTAATGCTGCAGTTAAACCTGAAGGTTCTGGCGTAACTTTTGACAATGCTCAAGAGACTTACACAGCTAGATACACTATGGAAACTGTTGCGCTTGCGTTCGCAATCACTGAAGAAGCGATTGAGGACAACTTGTATGACAGACTTGCGTCTAGATATACAAAAGCGCTAGCTAGATCTATGGCGAATACTAAACAAATCAAATCAGTAAATCCACTGATCAATGGTTTCGGAGGTGGTTTCACTTCTGGAGATGGTGTACAATTATTTAGTACAGCTCACCCAACGATCGCTGGAACTGTGTCAAACACTTTGGCTACACAGGCTGACCTTAACGAAACTTCATTGGAGCAGTCTTTAATCGACATCGCTGCAATGACTGACGAAAGAGGTCTTAAAATTGCTGCTAGAGGAATGAAAATGATCGTTCCTTCTGAGCTTCAATTCCAAGCTGAAAGACTTATGAAGTCTCAAGGTAGAACTGGCACTGCTGATAACGATATCAATGCAATCGTTTCTATGGGAATGGTTCCTCAAGGTTACAGAGTGAACAATTTCTTAACTGATCCTAATGCGTACTTCTTCATTACTGATGTTCCTAACGGAATGAAGTATTTTGAAAGAACACCTATTAGAACAGCAATGGAAGGTGATTTTGATACTGGAAACGTAAGATACAAAGCTAGAGAAAGATACAGATTTGGTGTATCTGACTATAGAGGTATCTTCGGATCTTCAGGAGCAAGTTAATCGTAATTTTTTGTGGCGGGACATAGTCTCGCCACAATTCTATGAAAGAAAGAATAATGGTAAAATTTCTAGTAAATATCTGGGCGTATGATCATTACGCTAAATTTAATGTTGTAGCTGATGATAACCCAGCCTCACTAGAACAGGCTATACTTGACAAGTTGGGAGAAAAAAGTATAGTTTGGGAAAATCTTGGAAACTCTTATAGTGACAAGATAAATAGAATAACCTATGAGGAGGTTATCGATGGAAAAAATGATGCAACACTTAAACGACCTTTACAAGCAAAAGAGGGGTCTGGACTTACAGTGGGAGCAAGAGCATCTTAAAGAGGGTAGATATACTCTCAATATGGTTAAAATAGATCGAAAAGTTCGAGATGTTTTAAGTCATATTAAGATGGCAGAAGCGCAAAGAGAACACATGCGTAATAAAGTTGAAGACTCTGCTCCGCAAGTTTCCGTAGCTACTTAATCAAAAAGCTACATCGTTGGAAAAATCCACTCCACACTGCAGGATCTCTTGCACTCTACTCAAAACTAGTATATAAAAAAACCACTGTATAATTTAATTAGTTTACATAGACGCGTACAGTCGACGGCCTAGAGACTATGTAGACGGAAACTAGGAGAATAATACTATGGCAAATACTACGTTTTCAGGACCGGTCATTTCTAAAAATGGCTTTATAGGTACTGGACCAGGTTCAACTGTTGCTTTAACAGCTAATACTTCATTAACTGTAAATGCTCACGCAGGAAGAATCTTATTAACACAAGACGCGGATGGTATCTTTACTTTACCATCAATCAATGCAAATGCTAATGGAGCAAGTGCAGGTGAGACAGACTACAACAATCTAAATAACATTGGTGCAAGTTTCTATTTTTACGTAGACACAACTGCAACTGATGTTCAAATCGTAACTGACGGTGTAGATAAATTTACAGGTGCAGCTATGATCGCAGTGGATGATGGAGCTAAAAAAGCTTTCTTCCCTTCTACAGATAATGATGTTCTTTCTATGAATGGAACAACTACAGGTGGGATCGTTGGATCTGTAATTCAAGTTACAGCGTTAGAAACTGCTCAATACTTGGTACACAATACTTTGATCTTAGGATCAGGAACTATTGTTACACCATTTAGTGATAGTTAATAAATAATTAGTGTGGGGCTTCGGCCCCACATATAAATTTTAGGAGATAAAAATTATGTCAACATTTGGATCATCAATTGATGGAGTTGCAACTAACGTAACTACTGAAACTAAAACTGTTCAATCTGGAAGAACTAGAGTATATGGAGTTCATGTATCTGGTCCTAACGCAGCTGGAGTTTTAGAGCTTAAAGATGGTGGAGCAAGTGGAACATCAAAAGTAAAATTAAATAAGGGTGCTCATATTCATGATATGACAGTTAATTTCCCTGTACCAATTTTATTTAAAACAGATGTTTACTCTGCACTAACTACTGAATCGATTACAGCTATCACTGTTTTTCATAGCGGCGGAAGTAACTCGTAGGAGGCAACTTGGCTTTTTCAGGCACAACTACATTCGAGAAAACATTCTCGATCGATGAAATTATAACTGAAGCTTTTGAAAGATTAGGTTTCTTTGATTACTCAGGTAATGACCTGCGTTCAGCTAGAAGATCATTAAACATAATGCTTCAAGAATGGGATAATAGAGGTATCCATTTTTGGCAAGTTAGAGAACATGCTTTTAGTTTAGTTAGCGGTCAAAACGAATATATAATTTATAGATCACCAAGCGATGGTACATCAAACGGAATTACAACTACACTAACAGCTGCTATAAATGATACAGACACAACTATTCCAGTTGCTTCTGTGGCCCAGATGCCTGACTCTGGAAAAATAAAAATCAATGATGAAATTATTTCTTATACAGGAATATCTAGTTTAAATTTAACAGGTGCTACCAGAGGTGTAGATAACACAACTGCTGCTTCTCATGCACAAAACGATTCAGTAAATAATTTTGTAAATATGGCTTCTGATATGTTAGAGGCTAGTTATAGAACTTCAGCAAATGTAGACTCTCCTTTATCAAAAGTAAACAGATCACAATATTCAGCTTTTTCAAATAAAACTGCTACAGGTCAACCTTCTCAATATTGGGTACAGAGATTTATAGATAGAATATCAGTAACTTTATATTTAACTCCAGGTTCTGATCAAGTTGGAGACTACGTGTTCTTTTATTATTTACAAAGATTACAAGATGCAGGTAAATATACTAACGAAGCTGATGTTGTTAATAGATTTGTACCTTGTATGTGTGCGGGTTTAGCTTATTACATATCACAAAAGAAAGCACCTAACAGAACTCAAGAAATGAAATTACTTTACGAAGATGAATTACTAAGAGCATTAGAAGAAGATGGTTCATCAGCTAGTGTTTACATTTCACCTAAAACTTATTATCCGGAGATATAATGGCAAAGTTTGCAAAAGGGAAACACGCTTTAGCAATCTCTGACCGAAGCGGATTAGCTTTTCCGTGGAGAGAAATGGTAACAGAATGGAATGGTGCGTTTGTACATTATTCAGAATATGAACGTAAGCAACCACAATTAGAGCCAAAACCATTTGTTGCTGATCCACAAGGTTTAGAAAAAGCAAGACCTGCAAGAACAGAATTTGGAACTACAGATTTTTTACCAACGAACCCTTTTACAACAGCTTCAGGTTCTACTTTACTAACTGTATCAGAACCTAACAGCGCAAGAGTAAATAATGATATTGTAAGATTTCAATCAGTTAAATCTCCAACGGTAGGTGGTGTAGCTAAATCTACATTAGAACTAACTACAACATTAGCTTCAAACATAACTGCAACTGACACAACTATTTCATTAACAGATGCTTCAGCCTTTCCTACATCAGGATTTTTTATGATTGAAAAAGTAGATGTATCAGATGATGGAGATTCTTATTTTAACAACGAAGTTATTCAATACACTGGTAAATCAAGCAATGATTTAACAGGATGTGTAAGAGGAACTAACTCACAATTTAGAGGAGTCTTACCTAAAAACACAACTGCTAGCGCTCATAATTCAGGTGCAATTATTGTTGGCGGTTATTCAATAACTATGATACAAACAACTCAACAACAAGCAGGCCAACCTTCTACAATAACTTTAGAAAATAGTTATACGTTTAACTTGGTTTCAAATGCTTCGAGTACAGAAACAGGAGGAGGTATTCAAGTCTTAGCTGGACCACTGGATACTAAACAAGGATGACATACACAGAATTATTACAAAAAATTAGAGACTATACAGAAGTAGATGCAAATGTTTTTACATCAACTATCTTAGATGGATTTATTGAAAATGCTGAATTTAGAATTTTTAGAGATATCGATTCTGATAATAACAGAAGATATGATACAGCTAATTTAATTACTTCAGATAGATTTATAGGTAGACCAGCAGGATTATTAATTGTTAGATCAGCTCAAATAGTAGATTCTCAAGGAAGTTCTCAACCTAATAATAGAGAATTTTTACAATATAGAGATACTAGTTTTATGTCTGAATTTAATCCTACAGAAGTAACAGGAGTTCCAAAATATTACAGTTTATGGGATGAACAAAAAATTGTGGTAGCACCTACCCCTGATGCTACTTACACAATTCAATTAAATTATATCTTGAAAGATCCCGGATTATCTAGTACAAATGCTACAACATATATAAGTCAGAATTTTCCCAATGGACTTTTATATGCATGCCTAGTCGAGGCCTATGGATTTTTAAAAGGACCTCAAGACCTCTTGCAATTATACGAACAAAAGTATAAACAAGTGGTAGAAGGCTTCTCAATTGAACAAATGGGAAGAAGAAGACGAGATGAATATCAAAGCGGTGTTCCTCGAATAGGAAAATAAGGAGATATACTATGGCTATAACACAAGCGATCGCAAATGCTTTCAAAAAACAATTACTAGAAGGTGATCAAAACTTTTCTTCATCTGGTGGTGATGTTTTTAAATTAGCACTTTATACTTCTTCAGCAACTCTAAACTCAGCGACTACTTCATTTACAACTACAAACGAAGTTGCAAACACAGGTACTTACGCATCGGGTGGTGATCCATTAGCAGGTCAGAATACTTCAATTGCATCAGGTGTTGCAATTGTAGACTTTGCAGATTTATCTTTCACAGGTGTAACGTTGACAGCTAGAGGTGCAATGATCTACAATACATCTTCTGCAGTTACTAATGCAGCAGTTGCAATTTTAGATTTTGGAGCAGATAAAACAGCTACATCAGGAACTTTTACAATTCAGTTTCCAGCATTTACTACATCAGCAGCTATATTAAGAATCTCTGGTTAATAAGGAGTTTTAAATGGCACTAGTTGTAAATGACAGGGTAAAAGAAACCTCTACAAGTACAGGTACGGGCACAATAAATTTAGCAGGGGCCGTTTTAGGTTTTGAAACTTTTGTTGCTGGTATTGGTAACAGTAATACAACTTATTATTCTATTGTAAATGAGAATGGTGAGTTTGAAGTTGGACTTGGCACAGTTACAGATGCTGCAACTGATACATTATCAAGAGATACCATATTATCATCATCTAATAGTGACTCTGCGGTAGATTTTTCTGCAGGTACTAAAGATGTTTTCTGTACCCTTCCTGCATCCAAAGCAGTCATACTAGATTCAAGTGGAAACATTGTTGCAAACAATGGATCTAATTTAACAAATTTAAATGCAGATAATTTAGCTTCAGGCACAGTGCCTGATGCAAGATTCCCAGCAACACTTCCTGCAGTTAGTGGTGCTAATTTAACAAACTTAGACGCAGACGATTTAGCATCGGGCACAGTGCCTGACGCAAGATTCCCCGCAACACTTCCAGCAGCAAATGGTTCAGCTTTAACAAATCTTGATGCATCAAACGTTGCTTCAGGAACTTTATCATCAGATAGATTACCTACAGTGCCAACATCAAAAGGCGGTACAGGTTTAACAGCTATTGGGACAGCTAACCAAGTTTTAGCTGTAAACAGTGGTGCAACAGCTTTAGAATTTCAAACTCCAACTACTGGAGATATTACAGCAGTTACAGCAGGAGACGGTTTAACAGGTGGTGGATCTTCTGGAGATGTTACATTAAACGTTGGAGCCGGGAACTTAATTGATGTTCAAGCAGATCAAATAGATGTTGATCTTTCAGAATTAACTACATCTACATCAGACGCTGATGGAGATTTTTTTGTTGTAGTTGATGCTTCTAATAATCAAAAGAAACTAACTAAAGCAAATATTAATAATTCAGGATTTAATAATGATGCAGGTTACACTACTAACACTGGAGACATTACAGGGGTTACTGCTGGTAATGGTTTAACAGGAGGCGGTGCTTCTGGTTCTGTTACACTTAATGTTGGTGCGGGTACAGGTATTGATGTAGCAGCAGACACAGTCGCTGTTGATGTATCAGACTTCATGTCTAATGGTTCTAATAATAGAGTTCTTACTGCAACAGGCACAGATGCGATGAATGCAGAAGCAAATTTAACATTTGATGGTTCAGAATTAAATGTCACTGGTCACGTTGTTCCAGGAGCAAATGACACTTATGATTTAGGTGAATCAGGAAACGTTTGGAGAAACTTATACACTGGAGACTTACATTTATCTAACGAAGCAAAAAAAGAAGGTAACGCAGTTGATGGTACAAAAGGTAATTGGACTATTCAAGAGGGTGCTGAAGATCTTTATTTATTCAATAACAAATCAGGTAAAAAATATAAGTTCAAATTAGAAGAGGTTTAGTAGCTCATGGCTTTTGGTATAACAGCTTTTGCAGAAAGTCCTTTTGCAGCTACAGGTTCAACAAGTGTTAATGTTGAATTAACAGGTTTTGATTTAACCTTAAATGAAGGAACAGCTCAAGCATTTACAGATGTTGTATTAGAAGATGTAACTGGAATAGCAATGTCTGCTAATCTAGGTACAGTAGATATATTTGCAGGTGTTGTTGCATTTCCAACAGGGATAGCAATGTCTTCTAATTTAGGTTCTGTTTCAATTACAGGTATTGCAAATGTTGATGTAACAGGACAAGTTTTAACTATTACTCAAGGCACAGCTCAAGCATTTACAGATGTTGTAACGGAAGATGTGGTTGGAATAGCAATGTCTGCTAATTTAGGTTCTGTTACTGTTACAGGTACCGCAGATATATCCGTCACTGGTCAAGCAATGACCATGCAAGAAAACTCTGTTATAATTGGTGCAGATGCAAATGTTAGTTTGACTGGAGAAGCTATGACAGCTGCTCTTGGAACAACTGTTTTGGATGCAAATACTTTAATAGATTTAACTGGTTTTGATCTAACGATGCAAGAAGGTCAAGCTACAGCTACAGATTCAGTAGCAAGGCCAACAGGAATTGAAATGACAATGACATTAAATACTGTTGAAAATATAGTATGGACAGAAGTTAACACAGGAGGTGCTCCTATCGATCCTCCAGGTTGGCAGGAAGTAGCTTGATTTTTAACAATAAATTGAATAAAATAAAATTTTAAGGAATTTAAAATATGGCAAACGCAACATCAGCTAGTTTAAAATTAACTGTACAACAAACTGGAGAAAACTCAGGAACTTGGGGACAGTTTACTAACACTAATTTACTAATTCTTGAGCAAGCAATTGGTGGGTATGATGCTGTAGGATTAAATGCAACTACCGGTGCAACCTTGACTTTTTCAAATGGTGTTTTATCGAATGGTAAAAATCAAGTTTTAAGATTAACAGGAACTATTACAAGTGCTGTTAATGTTACAATTCCAGACTCTATAGAAAAAACTTATTTAGTTGAAAATGCAACAACAGGTGCTTTTACAGTAACTTTTAAAACATCTTCTGGAACAGGTGCTACGTGGTCTACTACAGATAAAGGATATAAAATTTTATATTCTGATGGAACTAATATTGTAGATATTACAGCTGACTTAGGAGACATTACTGCTGGCGATGTTACTTCAGGAGGTATAACTGCTACAGGAAATATTGTTCCAGGAGCAAATGACACTTATGACTTAGGAGCTTCGGGAAATGTATGGAGAAATTTGTATACAGGGGATTTACATTTATCTAATCAAGCTAAAAATCAAGGAAACATGGTAGACGGAACTAAAGGTAATTGGACTTTACAAGAAGGAAAAGATGATATATTCATGATAAATAATATATCTGGAGAAAAATTTAAAATTAATTTATCTAAGATAAAAGGAGATTCATAATGGGAGTAGTATCGTGCGGAACTACAATGATAGATCAGGGAGTTTTCCAAAATATTGGAGCGGTTACTTGGGACACTACAGCTAAAACTTCAGGATTCACTGCTGTAAGTGGTAATGGTTATTTTGTTAACACAACATCTGCAGCAATTACAGTAACACTTCCAGCAGGTTCAGCTGGAGATATAGTTGCCTTAGCTGATTATGCAGCAACTTGGCAAACAAATAATGTAACAGTATCTCCAAATGGGTCAGATAAAATTGGTGGAGCAAATGCTGATGCAACTTTAAATACAGAAGGTCAATCAGTTACATTTGTATATGTAGATTCAACACAAGGTTGGTTAAATGTAATAGACTCAACATCTAATGCTAGAGCTCAAACTTTTATAACAGCAACAGGTGGAACAATTACAACTTCAGGAGATTACAAAATTCATAAATTTACAGGACCTGGTACTTTTGCAGTGTCTGGAACTTCTGCATGTGCTGCAAATAATATAGTTTCTTATACGGTCGTCGGTGGTGGTGGCGGTGGTGGAGCTTCTGGAGCTGGTGGTGGCGGTGGTGGAGCTGGAGGTTTCAGAGAATATAAAGGACCTGCAGACTGTTATTCAGCAAGTCCCCTTAACGGTAATCCAGGTGGTACTGCAATTACAGTAACTGCAACACCTTATCCAATAACAGTTGGAGCAGGTGGGTCTGCTGGAACTTTTTCCACTACTAGCTATCCAGGTGGAACAATTACAGCAGCAGGTAGTGGTGGCAATTCAGTTTTTTCAACAATAACTTCTACTGGTGGAGGTTTCGGTGCAGGTGACCCAGCTCCTCGAGCTGGAGCTACTGGTGGTTCAGGTGGTGGTGGAGCTAATACTGGTGGAGCAGGAGGAGCAGGTAATACACCTCCTGTAAGTCCGTCTCAAGGTTTTCCTGGCGGTGCTGGAGCCCCTAATACTGGAGGATCTGGTTCTGGTGGCGGTGGTGGAGCAACACAAGTTGGAACTACTATAGCTGGTGGAACACCCGCTGACGGTGGAGATGGAGCAACTACTTCAATCACAGCATCACCAACTGCTTATGGTGGCGGTGGTGGCGGTGGTTCTCATACAGGTGATGATAATGGTTTAGGTGGAACTGGTGGCGGAGGACGAGCTTATGGTCCACCAGCAGAACCACCTTCCCAAGCTGGAACAGCAAACACTGGTGGTGGCGGTGGAGCAGGAACAGCTAGAGGATCTGGTTTTATGGGTAGTGGTGCTGCTGGTGGATCTGGAATTGTAGTTATAAGATATAAATATCAATAAAATATGAAAATTGCTGTGGTGGGAACCGGTACTGTCGGTGTAATGACTGTGTGTCATTTTTTAAGATATGCGGGTGACTTAAAAACAGAAATTACTTGCATATATAATCCTAATAAAAAAATTTTAGGAATAGGTGAAAGTAGTAATGTTCAACTACCTAAATTGCTTTGGGAATCTATAAAATATAATATTCAATTTGATTCTAAAGAACTAGATGCAACAATAAAATATTATGTTTTATATAAAAATTGGAGAAAAATAGATTTTACAAGTCCTATTTTACCTCCTTATTACGCAATGCATTTTAATAATTTTAAATTAAAAGATTTTGTTTTTAAAAGATGTAAAGAAATTTATAAAAATAGGTTTAAAGAATTACATGAAGATGTTTCAAATTTAGAAAGTTTAAAAAATAAATTTGATTATATAATTGATTGTAGGGGTTGGCCAGAATCATATGATGATTATCATGTTTGTAATGCTCTTCCTTTAAATAAATGTTTTGCACATCAAATAAATAAACCAGGTGATTGGAATTTTACCTACCATCAAGCGACTAAAAATGGTTGGATGTTTGGAATACCTCTACAAACAAGACAAGGTTGGGGTTATCTTTTTAATGATAAAATTACTTCTGACGAAGAAGCTTTAAAAGATTTAAGTAATCTTTTAAATAAAGATGTAAAAAAAGAAAATATAAATGAATTTAAATTTAAACCTTATAGAGCTAAAAATTTTTTAAAAGATAGAATTTTAAAAAATGGAAATAGAGCTATTTTTTACGAACCTATTGAAGCTCTTTCAGGTGTAATGTATGACAATATAAACAGATCCTTTTGGGATTACTTACATAATAATAAATCAGAAGATGAATTAAACAATTATTTAGATGATATGGCTATTAGATATGAAAATTTTATATGTTATGCTTATCATGGAGGCTCTAATTTTGATAGTAAATTTTGGAAATATGCAAAGAAAAAAACTTATGAACATATTAATAATAATAATAATATATGGAAAGAAACAATAAAACATATTAAAGATTTAGATTATAATGGAGACAAAACTTTTCCTTTTATACCTATTTTATGGCACAATCTTGAGAAAAATTTTAAATATAATATATTTACAAAATATAAGAAATAATGTAAAAGGATAAACATATGGCACATTTTGCAAAACTAGGAACTAATAATAAAGTTATTCAAGTATTAACACTTGATAATGTTAATATGTTAAATGCTGATGGTGTTGAAGATGAATCAGTAGGTCAACAATATTTAGAAACACATAATAATTGGCCTGCACAAATGTGGATTCAAACATCTTACAATACAGTAGGTAATCAACATACTAATGGTGGTACAGCGTTTAGAGGAAACTATGCAGGGATTGGTTACACTTGGGATGAAGATGATCAAATCTTTTGGCCTAAAAAACCACATGCATCTTGGGTAAAAAATAATACAATTGCTAATTGGGAATCACCAATTGGTGCTGCTCCAGCATTAACAGAAGAACAAAAAGATCAAACTGTAGCTGGAACTCACAGATGGGGTTACAACTGGAATGAAGAAACTCAAGCCTGGGATTTGACAAATAGTCTAGCATAACATATATCGGGTGGTGGTATGCAAAAGAAAGTTTTAACAGAGCAAGCTTTATACTATGGTGATGTTTCAATGCCTAAAGGTTTTGAAATAGATCGAGATAAACTATCAGGCGACATTTTACAATCGACATTTATAAATTCAGAGTTTCCATTCTCAAGAACTTGGGATATGTTGAATACGTATATACGTGAGCATATAAATTTAGAATATGGCTTTCAATTAGTTAATAAAAAAACATTTGGAGATATTTATAAACCTAATCAAATATCACAACCCTTACTAAATATTGATCCAATAGATCTTCGAAACTCACCTGATTATACATTATTGTATGGTGTTAAAACTAATGAATGTATGGTGCGAATATTCTATGACAACAATAGAAGAAAAGGAAAAAGTTGGGATATAGAATTAAAAGATAATATGTTCATTATGTTTCCATCGACAAACATGTATGTTATCTCAAACAATCAAAAAGATTCATTGAATTTTGTTAAAACAATAACTTATGAATATATCTAATTATTATTGGTATTTTACTTCAGCAATACCACCAAAACTATGTGATGACATAATTAATTATGGATTATCACAAGCAGAATCTATGGCAAGAACGGGTGGATATGGTGATAGAGAATTATCTAAACAAGAAATAAAAGATATGAAACGTAAAAGAAATTCAGATCTTGTTTGGTTAAGTGAAACTTGGATATATAAAGAATTACATCCCTACATACATCAAGCTAATAAATCTGCTGGTTGGAATTTTGAATGGGATAGAAGTGAGTCTTGTCAATTTACAAAATATAAACTTAATCAATACTATGATTGGCACTGTGATAGTTGGCATAAACCTTATGATAAACCTAACAATCCAGAAGAACACGGCAAAATTCGAAAGCTATCTATGACTTGTCAATTAACAGATGGTTCAGAATATGAAGGTGGAGAGTTAGAGTTTGATTTTAGAAACTATGATCCACATATGAGAGATGAAAGTCAACATTTAAGAAAAGCAAAAGAGATATTACCTAAAGGATCTATTATTGTCTTTCCATCATTTGTCTGGCATAGAGTTAAACCCGTAACGAAAGGAACGAGATATTCATTGGTAATGTGGAACCTTGGATATCCATTTAAATAATATGATTATTCAAGAATATTTTAAAACACCAATATGGACAGAACAAAAACCTGAATTTGTTAAATCTCTAAATAAAGCTTCCAATGAATATGTTAAAAAAGCTAAAAATTTTCCAGAAGCAAAAGAATATATAAAAAAACATGGAGATTTTGGAAGAAGTTATCATTCAACACCATTAATTATGGATAATAATTTTTTAGATTTTAGAAATTATGTAGGTCAAAAATCTTGGGAGTTTTTAGATTGGCAAGGTTTTGATATGCAACAGTACACAACTATGTTTAGTGAGATGTGGGTGCAAGAGTTTGCTAAAAAAGGTGGTGGTCATCATTCAGCACACGTACATTGGAATCAACATGTATCAGGTTTTTATTTTTTAAAATGTAGTGATAAAACTTCTTATCCTGTATTTCATGAACCGAGAACAGGTGCACGAGCTACAAAATTAAAAATGAAAACAAGTAATGATATATTTCATGGAACTGAATTAATTAATTGTAAAGTACAACCTGGAACTTTAATTATCTTTCCAGGATACTTGGAACATGAATATGTGGTCGATCATGGTATAGAACCGTTTAGATTTATACATTGGAATATACAAGCTGTACCGAAAGAAATGGCTAAAGATGTTTAATTCATTTTTAAATACAGGAATTATTAAAGATAAATTAAATGACGAAGCATTTAATAAATTAAAAATTTATATAAAAAATAAAAAAAACAGATATAATGCTACTTTAGCTGGAAATATATCAGATTCTTTTGCTTTAAAAGATAAAGATGACTGGTTTTTAAAAAATGTTTTATTTTCTTTAATAGATCAATATTCACCGGAAGATATAAATAATATTGTTGGACATCCTTTAACAAAAAATTGTGCTTATGCTTTAGATGGGTTTTGGGTTAATATGCAAAATAAATATGAGTTTAATCCATCACATTGTCACTCAGGGGTTTTATCTTTTGTAGTTTGGGTAGAAATTCCTTCAAGTTATAAAAAAGAAAAAAAATTAAAATTTGTTAGAGAAACTAATGTACCTTGTCCAAATACTTTTGAATTTACTTACACCAATATTTTAGGATCAGTTTGCCAGCAAAAATATCATTTAGAGCCAGAAGACGAAAAAACTATTATATTGTTTCCTTCAAAATTAGTTCATCAAGTATATCCTTTTTATTTATCAAATAAAAAAAGAATAAGTGTTTCTGGAAATATAAAATTAGACCCCACAAAAATAACATGAGTTTTAAAAAAAATAAATATACAGTTATTCGTCAAGCTATATCAAAAGATTTAGCTGCATTTGTTGCAAACTATTTTAATATGCAAAAACAAGTTTATGATACTTGTAGAGCACAAAGATATATTTCACCATTTGAAAATATTATAGGAAGCTATGATGATAGACAAATACCAAACACATACTCTCAATATGCAAATATTGCTATGGAAACTTTAATGTTAAAGTGTCAACCACAAATGGAAAAAATAACAGGATTAAAATTATATCCAGCATATACTTATGCAAGAATATATAAAAAAGGGGATGAATTAAAAAGACACAAAGATAGATTTAGTTGTGAGATATCTACTACAATGAATCTAGGTGGTGATCCTTGGCCTATATATTTAGAGCCATCTGGTAAAGAAGGTATGAAGGGTATTAAAGTAGATTTAAAACAAGGTGATATGTTAGTTTATTCTGGTTGTGAATTAGAGCATTGGAGAAATAAATTTAAAGGCAAAGAATGTGTTCAAGTTTTTTTGCATTATAACAATAAAAAGACTCCTGGATCCAAAGAAAATATGTTTGATAAAAGACCGCATTTAGGTCTTCCATCTTGGTTTAAAAGGTAGTATATTATAATGGAGGCAGTGGACACCACCACATACCACCCGCTGTCTCCTTTATAATATTTGGATATTTATGTTACAAAAACTTAATTTTAAACCTGGTTTTGATAAACAAGTCACTGAGTCTGGAGCTGAATCACAATGGATTGATGGAGACTTTGTTAGATTTAGATACGGTTTACCTGAAAAAATAGGAGGTTGGTCTCAATTAACTTCAAGTAATTTAACTTTACCTGGCGTAGCGAGAGCACAACATGCTTTTACTTCTATTAAAGGAGAAAAATACGTAGCAATTGGTACGTCTCAAGGTTTATTTTTATATGCTAATAATACATTTTATGACATCAGTCCTTTAGATAATGATGTTATTACAGGAGCTACCTTTGATGCAACATCCGGTTCTGCAACAGTTACTGTTAATAAAACAGCGCATGGATTACTTAATGGTAGGTATGTAACATTTACTGCGGTTACAGTTCCAACAGGATCGGGTTATGCTACCTCTGCTTTTACAGATAATACTTTTGAAGTTTTAAATAGAACAGCAAATACTTTTGATATTACAATGCCTTCTAATTCAGCTGGAACTACATCCGGCACTGGATCAGCAACAATTAATCCTTATGAAATTGTTGGCCCTACTTTTCAAACCGGTGGTTTTGGTTGGGGTACCTCTACATGGAGCACTAGTACATGGAACACACCTAGAGCAACTACTAATGTAACCTTAGATCCAGGCCTCTGGAGCCTAGATAACTTTGGTCAAATATTAATTGCAACTATTGGAAATGGTAGAACATTTACTTGGGATGCGGGGGCGGTTAATCCAACAACTAATAGAGCTGCAGTAATGACAGGCGCTCCTACTAAATCAAGATTAACTCAAGTATCGGATAGAGATAGGCACGTGTTTCATTTTGGAACAGAAACAACTATAGGTGATCCTACAACACAAGACCCTATGTTTATAAGATTTTCTAATCAAGAAGACTTTAATACTTATGCTCCAACAGCTACAAACACTGCAGGTACTTTTAGAGTTGATAAAGGTAATGAAATTATTGGAGCTGTATCTGGTAAAGATTATACTTTGGTTTTAACAGATACATCTGCATATGTGATTCAATTCGTTGGTCCACCATTTACTTTTTCTGTAAGACAAGTTGGTACTAACTGTGGATTGATTGGACAGAACGCATTAAGTTATTCCGATGGTAAAGTATTCTGGATGTCAGGTGAAGGTGGATTTTTTATGTTTGATGGTACTGTAAAAAGCATACCTTGTTTAGTAGAAGACTTTGTATTTACAACTAATGGAGATCATTTAGGAATTAATTATACATCAAATCAATTAGTATATGCGGAACATAATTCTTTGTATACAGAGGTTAGCTGGTTTTATCCTAAAGCAAGTTCTTCTCAAATAGATAGGTGTGTTACTTATAATTACACAGAAAATTTATGGACCACGAGTTCGCTTGCAAGAACTAGTTACATAGATCAAGGTGTTTTTGAATTACCCTTTGCAACTGAATATAATAAAACAGGGCTACCTAATTTTCCTATACAAGGTATTACAAACACTTATGGGGCTTCTACTTACTACGAACATGAAAAAGGAGTAGATCAAGTTAATAGTTCAGGTACAACTTCTATTGATGCGTTTATACAATCAGGTGATTATGATATAGCAAGTAGATCAAGTGCTTTAGGAACTCAAACAGGTGTTGCGGACTTTAGAGGAGATGGTGAATATATTATGTCAGTTAAAAGATTTATACCTGATTTTCAACTATTAGAAGGTAACTCTAAGATAACTCTAATCCTTAATGATTACCCTAATGGCACAGCTGTAAGTTCTCCACTTGGACCCTTTACAGTTAGCTCATCTACTGATAAAGTAGATACTCGTGCAAGAGCAAGACTAGTAGCACTTAAAATAGAAAATGATGCAGTCGGAGAAACCTGGCGTTATGGTACTCTTAGACTGGATGCAAAACCAGATGGAAGAAGATAATGATAGACAAAAGAATAACTGCTAGAAGAAATTTTAAAGGTGGAGCTGATATGGGAACTGTATCTACACCTACAAGAGCAGCCACTAATAAAGGAGCTCCTAACGTTAGTGCTGGTGGAGCAAGCTTCAATGATCTAGGTCCAAGTATCAGTGGAAGAGATACAGGTGGAAATCAACCCAGTTATGAAAGAAGCAGAAACCGATTTATAGATAAATTTAATAGAGATAGAACAGCTGCTTTAGGTAGAAAATACAAACCAATTGGTTTAGATGAATTTGGTTATAGACCTCGAGGTGGTGGTTTGGGTAATTTATTTAAAACAATGCTTGGTTTTGCTACAGGTATACCAATTGGTTTATTTAATAAAGGTAAATCAGGTATAACAAATATAAATAATGCACTTGGTAACTTTAGAGAAAAGTTTACGGGTTATAGAACTCAACAAGAATATGATGACGCTAGGCAACAAAGAATTGATCTCAATAGAATTAATACAATACAAAATACTTTAGATAGAAAATATGCTGATGGAGATTATAGCATGACTGACCTTGATGAAAGACTTGCAAGTCTAAAAGAAGGTTTAGGAATTACTCCAAACACTGCAGCTCAAAATGAACAACAATTTCTTGATTTTAGTAATCAACCTGAACTTTCGTATGAAGGTATAAAAAAATTAGCACAACCTAATATAAATTCTTCTGGTATTAACACTCTACCAATGGGAATAGCACCTAATAATTATAATATGCGACAACCACAATATATAGAAGAACTTGATGAAAAATTTAAAGACCCAGTTAAAGATCAAGTTGGTGATTTAGAGTTCATAATGGCTGGTATGAATGAAGCACAAAAAAATAAAGCTTTACAAGAAATGGGGTTTGGCGTACCTGCTGATAAAATTATGCCAAAGCTACAACAATTAGATGATACAAAATTTTTTAT